AAGATCTACAGTTTTCAAGGTTCATCTGAGCCTTTTTCTTTTGCTCAATTTTTTCATAGGTCATTTGACACTATCTTCTCGGATTCATCTGAGCACGATTCGATGCGAACCATATACTGCTCTACAAGACGTTCTGTTGTCTTGGTTGCTTTCCATCCGACTGTTGCACGCTGGTTTAATGGATCTTCTCCGGAACCCAACTGTTTGATGATTGTCTGTAATCCGCCTCCGGATACTTTCGTTGTACCATATGCGCCGCTTCCAACAACGATTGTGGAATATACCGCAAGACCTTCCGGACAGTTGTTTTCAGTCTCTCTCCATACCTTTGCGTTTGAAGATTCTACGAAACGGATTCCAGCAATCTTACCAATTTCTCCTTCGTAAATCTTTTCCGGGTTCTTATACTTTGTGATATCAATCCATCCGTCTGACATCATAATGTCTGCTGAGCAGGATGGATGGATGATTGCTACATAGCTTCCATCAATCTTAGGTGCATGCATTTTTTTCAAATACGCTGCCACCTTAAAGAAAATGTTACGATCAAGCTTATCCGCTTTGGTGAGCTGTGATCTTGATGTTTTTCCATTTGCATAGAAAACAGCTGTTCCGCCGCAGAGTACGTCACGTGTGATGCAGTCTAATGTAAGTCCTGCCTGTGAGCCTAATTTCTTTGTTGCCTGGATCACATTGTTATCAATAGCTGTGAGTGTCAGCATATCGGATAACGTAATATAATCTCCGTACTGATCAACAGTGGAATTGATCTTGGTAACGTTTAACTTGTTTCCATTAGGTGTTACACCTTCTGTCAGTGGTGTGAGAGCCGGTTTCAGATTGTCATATTTACGAAATTCGATTGTTTTACCACCATTTTTTGGAATGTCGTAAGTATCCGCAAACTGATCATGTACAAGTTCCGGACCAGCGATATCGATCAGATAGTCACTGTAATAGGTTTTCATTTCCACAGACATTCCCGGCAAATCTGTTGTCTGTGTGTTTGGTTCGGCAAATAACTGTAACTTTAACATTAAAAATCTTGCTTCTTTTGCTTTCATAGTTTTCCTCCATATATTGCAGTGGAGTTTACCAATATATAGTTTCTCCTTCTGCAACTCTCCTTGCAATCTCAGCTCGATCCTCTTTGGAAAGCTGAGATACATTTGCTTTTACAATTGCACCCGGCTGTGAATTGACAGCTCCTTCTACCGGACGTGCCGCCCTTGCCTGAATATTCTTGGCAACCTGACTGCTCACATTTTTTGCTGTGGCCGCCATAGCACCGCCCAACATTTCATCAAAATGCACTGCTTTGTATGCTGCTTCCACAGAAACACCATTCTGAAGCATCTTACAGAAATCCGGATTCTGTGTTTCCTCCTCAAAAGAGAAGTCAGATATGCCGTATCTTTCTTTCAGATCTTCTGCCTGCTGCATCCATTCCTGATATGTCTTTTCTCCCTGCTGTCTGGCTTCCTGCTGTTGCAATGCCAGTCTCAGATGTTCATTTTCTGACTCCATCTTTCGGTACTCTTTGTACTGTTCCACTGACATTCCTTTTTTTGCAGCTTCATCCTGGAAAATAGAGTCATCCTCCTGGATAGCCTTTGTAAGTGCATCAATATTGCTCGCATCTACGCCATACTTTCTGGACATCATATCAATGATCGGCTGCATTTTTGCATTCTGATCCTGTAATGCCTTGGTATCTCCGATACGTCCCTGCACGATCTTCTGTACACGACTATTAAATTCATCTTTATAATCGCCTTTGATCATGTTCTCAAACTGTGCAGATCTTTCTTCGGTTTCTTTTGTTGTGACTGTCTTTTCTGCGCCTGGCAGTTTCGTTTGTTCTGAGTAGTCGTCACTCACGTCCTGCTTTCCGTATACTACATTCTGCAGGTTATTACCTTTACGACCTTTTACTGTTGGGGCAGCGACTCCCTGTGTGCTTTCTGCTGCGGTACCTTCTCCTGCTGATGTGCCAGCGCTTGCTCCATCATCAAATGTCTGAAGGTTTAATAATAATTTTCTCATTTTTTCTATCGTTCCTTTCCGACGTGTCAGAGGATCATTCCTCGTTGTGTCCACTATAATTTATCCTAAAAAACCTGTGCCCCCCTTTTTAGGGTAATATTTTCAGAATAATTTTGCTGCAAAGCCTCAAATCCTGTTAAAATCGTTTCATATGCAGTGTTTACGGCATTGTCTCCTCCTGAAAATTCTATCAAAAGTTTTCCGTTATCCTCTTCATAAGAGACATTCTTTACCTGCTTTCGTTCCTCCATGATAAGCAGTTCATTCAACCACGTATATCCTAGTATGGATACTGCGGCACACACGATATCATTACCATGTGTGCCATATCCTGCATGTCCCTCAATATGTAAAATGTGTCTGTCTCCCTTTTTTTCTACCGTGATGTTTGTCATTTTCTGCTCCTATCTTGGTGAGGTTGCATTACGTGCAGCACTAGCTGCCTGTGTTGTCAATGATCCCCTGCTCTGTGTTGTGGTTCCACCTTTTGTATCAGTTCCACTCATTGCCGCTGTACTCGCTACATCTGGTGTCTGTCCTGAAAGATTTGTTCCGTTCTGTGCATCAACCACTGCGGTCAACTGCTGCACCATCTGCTGCAACTGCATTACCTGTGCAAACAGTGTTTGATTCTGTTTGATCTGTGCAAGTGTTTTCTCTTTTCCATCAAATTCCATCATATTCAGACACGCGATAGCTGCATCTGCATTTGCAGGTGCGAAAAACCCTGCTGCATAGAAATTCAACGCCATCTGGTTTTGCGATTCCTTACTGTAAGCACTCTTTTTTGCTGGTCTGATCTCTGTATCAAAAATTGGTAATCTGTTTCCGAGATCTATTTCAAACGCCTGTCCCTGTTCTCTTGGTAAAAGGCCGGAATTATCAAAACTCACAAAATCCTGTTCTCCGTCATCCCCTGTGATTCTGAAACATCTTTCCTCTGTATAAAACTGTCGAATAAGCTCGATCACCATCTGTACCACACGTGCAAATGCGCGATATGCGCTCTTATTGGAATCCCTTGCAAGTTTTCCAGCTGCTTCCTGCAATGACGCAATACCAGATGCACTGGTCACAGATGATGCCTGTCCCTGTGATGAAGCAGTATTTCCAGATGTGTCTTTTAATTCCTGGATTTTATTATTCAGAACTGTCACATAGATGCCATTCAGTGGTTTGCCCTCTAACGGACGGTATGCATTTTCTCCAAGATTTCCATTTGCGTGTACAAGCGTACATGACGGATTACTAAATTCTTTCTCATTAATCCCTGCCTGATCATTAAATATTGCCCTGTTTCTCGAGTTCGATAGTGCGTTATCAAGAATCGCCTGCTGCATTTTATCTATGTATGCCTGACAGTCTTTCATGACATCTATGTCAGAAAATCCGCATAGCATTCCCTCTTCCGGATACATAGTATCGATCACAAACGGATACATGCCGTGCTTATAAAATCCCTCTTCTCTCATCTGTGGATCATTCTCAGATGCAAACAACACCTGTCCGTTGCAGAACTTGCAGTATTGCAGGATTGTTTTTGTCTGCGGTATGCCGTCCTTATCATATCCGCTCACATGTTGTTTATAATACCAGTCGACAACTGCTGACTTTTCTGTCGTATCCACCTGATCATCATAGATATATTTATTCACATCCAATTCCGGGTAATTTCCAAGGCTCTTAAGGTTGGGATAGTTTTTCTTCAGTTCGTCATTATCTACTAATGTCACATAAAAGACATTTGCAGAATCCTGTATGTCTGTAATCCCGGACTGCCAGAACAGATTGATGATGTCACATTTCTTGATGCTGATATCTCCCAGCCCGTTCAGCTTTGTGTTATCCCAGCAGATACTCTGTGCAGAACTTCCTGCTTTGAGCTTGTACCAGCCAATATCGCTATATACCTGCTCATAGTCATTCTGCTGCAATATGACAGGGATTACAGACGATAATGTTTTTGCAGTTGCCTCATCGCTCCGCTCTCTTGGCAAAATGAGTGCTTCCGGGAAATTATCCATGATGTCTGCATGCTTATTGATGATAGAATTAAACAGCCATGCAGACGCTGGTCTGATATCATCCTTTTTCTGCTCTTTCTGCATCATTGGCCAGTGCTGCATCTTAAACCATTCCTCGTTTTCAACAATCCTTCTTTCCAGATTTGCTTTACACTCCTTGTATTTCTGCAAGATCCCCATCGCTTTCTTTACATCTTTGTCCGTGATCACGATCATCTGTGGATCTGGTGTCTGTTCACTGTCCGGATCATGCTGTTTATTATCCGCTTCCTGTGTGAGAATCTTCTGCTGGTTCCCTGCTGCCTGCATATCCTGCATCTGCTGTAGCATTGCCATGTTCTGTGGTGTAATTCCCTGCTGTTGCACCGGTGCAACTTTTGTTTTTGTTCTCTTACTGTTTGCCATTTCTGCCTCCTAAATACTATAAAATCTATATGGTTTTGTTGGTTCTGTTCTCTGATTCAACGGATCATTTATATCTATCTTCTGTGCTGCATTTGCTCTTGGAGTGATCGGGTTCTCCATTAACACATATCTGCACTCATCATATATATGATCTTCAAGTTCAGTATCTATATCTTCCGGGTGTGAATCGCTGTATATCAGGTTTGGAATCGTCCTGATGAAATTTGTACAGGTATTAAATACCTGGAACATACAGTCGCCCTCTTCATCAAATGCAAACCTATAGTGAAACTGCATTTTTCCCGGTATCCGTGTGTGGTCTCCCGGCGACCAGTAAACATAGAGTGGATGTCTTGCCTGCATTGCTGCTATGGATTCTCCTCTTGATTCATCAAAGATTGCCGGATCTGCTATTCCAATGATCTCTTTTCTCTTTTTGCTTAAAAATGGATCATTTTCTTCTGCTTCACGGATTCCACGTGCCTGTTCCACCGGATCCAGCATTAATCCTGTGTTCGGTTCTCCTGTGCATCCGTAATATTCCTTTATCCTGTAAATCTTTCCGTGTTCATCTACTGCATACCAGCCGACAGAAAATGGCTTCGAATAACCGAAATCATATCCTCTATATACTTTCCAGTGCTCCGGTATTCGGAATGGTTTAATTACGTGTGTCCACTTCCTGTCCTCATAATGTGCCGGATCATCTTTCCATTCTCGGAATACCTGACCTTTAAAGCTTCCCCAGTCGCCATATAAATATGCATTTCTTTCTGCCTCTGGTAGAGATGCTAACGTTGCAAGATAGTTTGGATCGTTTTTCAATAATTCTTCATTATCGAATATAGACGACGGTACAAAAATACGATTTCGTTTCATTTTTATCGTTGTTCCGTCTGGTTTATATACTTCATAAACTCCTTTAATCTGTGTCATTGGCGGCGCTGCCGTAATAAATCTATCCTTTACCCACTGCAATCCTTTACCATCCGGGTTTGCCGTCGACCTTGTATACACTCTTGTATTTGGTCCTACAGGTCTATTACGTGACAGCAGATACATGTACTGCGAATATGTGAAATGTGTTACTTCGTCAAATCCGACAAAGTCGTATGCTTTTCCCTGATAATTTAATTTGTCAGCTTCATGTTCCATGTATCCGAAGAAAATCTTTGCACCAGACCCGAATTTCCATTGCAATTTGTTGTCATTATATTTTGCATCTGGAAATGCCTTGCTATATAAATCATTTGATCGCGATATCAGACCTTCCAACTGTTTTGTAGTGTCTCGGAAAATAATCCCTCTATAATTTGGTACATTCACCTGTCTAAGGGCTTCAGCAAGCATTGCATCTGATTTTCCTCCGCCTGCTGCTCCGCCGTACAAAGCCTCATATTCTGGACGTTGCATAAATTCAATTTGTTTCGGTTGTGGTGTCCATATCACATTCATCTATTTTTTCCTCTTCTTCCGGCAACACTGGAGCAAGCATAATAACACCAGTATTATTTTTCTCTTCTTCCTCGTTTTCCGTTCTCTTCTTGTTCTCGTCAAACTCCTGCTGCAACCTCTGCATCTTCAACATGTCGTATTCACGCTTACGCACGTTCTCCGGATTGACTTCAAAGTATTTATCAAGCCATTCCATCGCTTTGAATGGATCAAGCATCTGTATTGAGTATCCATATTTTGTATCTTTTATACTTTTTACCGTCGTAGGATCAAAATTTGCTCGAAGTTCGATTCCTCGCTCTGTAAATGTTGCCACATCTCCTATGTCCGCAAATGCAATATCCATGTATCTCTGCACCAGATCATCCGCCGAAAAATACATCTGGTTCAGCTTTTCATTTTTCAGCATTTCGATAAAGGCTCGTATCTTAACATTTTTTAACAATCTGCTTGATGCTGCTGCCGCTGTCATGTAATCAACACCGTATGCCTGCATATATGCTTTTGTGGCATTATGCTTTTTCACGAAAAACACGCAGAATTGTTTCTGTTTCTCGTTCAATTCTTCATTTTCACAGACTACTCTTAGTTCTCCTTTTGTGACGGTGTTTGTTCCATCTTTTGGGATATCTTTTTTTACTTTTTTTGTATGCATACTTTTTTTATTTTTTGTATGCGCTACTTTTTTCTTTTCCCGAATCCAGCCATATCTTGTTTTCCAGGACTTCACAGTGGCTTCCGAAACGCCATATTTATCCGCTATGTCCTTGTATTTCATGCCGTTTATATAGTCTTTTTCAGCCTCAATATGTTTCTCAGCCACTCCATCACCGCCCTTTGCATACATTTTAGAGATTTGTGTATTTTTTTGCCCCCCTCAAAAGAAAAAGGACTAACACATTACTGTCAGTCCTCCTCATATTTCTTTTCCAAAACTTTCTTCAAGTTGCAATTATTGTGATATTTGAAGCAATTATTTCTCTGAAACTCTTTCTTTTCCTCTTCCGTTTTAAATTTAATAGCATTTTTTGCCCCATTCACTATCCCCTCACACGTTATTGATAATTTTTGAGATCTTAAATAATAAGGGCATTTTGTAAGCTGATCTGCTGTTTTATCATACATGCGCTGCTCCTAAAGTCTGTAATCTCTTCTTATGCATCCATCTAATTTTTTCTCTCCAACTTCTATAGGTTTAGTCACTGCATAGCATTTTCCATCATGGCAGCATGGACAACCTGTGCAATTTTCTGGCGTTGCAAAATCTAATCTTGAAAATTCCTCGTCTCCTTCTTTTCTCTGGTAATCCTGATACTCTTCTGTTCCATCTTTTCTTTTGACTGCATCCATTAAATTGCACCATGCTGGTTTTTCCTTACTTGGATCTTCCACGTCAACATCTTTACATTTTCCTTTAAATATCTCCAATGGTGTTCCACCTTTACATTTGCCCTTATAATAGCAAGGACATTCTGCACAGTTTTTTACTCTTTTCATTACCAAACAGCTTTGTAAAAGCCATTCTTCACATTTATTTTTTCTGACTCTTTCTTTAAATTTTTCTAGGTAAAATATCAGTTCATCGACTTCTTTTAAATTTTTAAAATCTATCGTCAGGCTATTCTCTGCAAGTCCTGTTTCAATGCATATATATTTTTCTTTGCATTTTAATTGAATTTCATTCTGTTTATTTCTGTTAAATTCCATTACTGTTAACATAGTTCTTTCTCCTTTTTCATCAATTTCTTTCTTGGTTTTTTTAATACTTTTCGGTATGATCTCCTTCTGCTAACAACCACTAATTCACTTTTATTTTCGTACAATATTAGCCAGCTGTCCGGTATAAGTCCTCTCGACTTTAAAAATATTCTTTCCTCCTTTGTCGGTTCTCTTCTTTTATATTCTCTTTTTAACATGTCTCCTCTCCTTTATTTTTCACTAACTGCTTGTCGTCAAACCATTTTATCGATCCACCTCCAAACTTTACTTTCGGCTGTCTGATAATGCTTTTCCCTATATGTTTTACTTCACCGTTTTTTATTGCAGTGAAAAAATGCAATGTTGTTTTATCCATGTTTTCAATACCTCCGTTAAACTTCCGTTTCTGCTCTTATCAAATTTTAAACGCCGTCCGCAATATGGACAGCATTTATATTCTTCCATCACGCTCATTCCACAATCTTTATCTGGACATCTCCACTCTGGAAAAGCTCCCACACTGTAAACTACGTACCCCACAAATTCAGCTTTCTTTTTTATCAGTTTCATTTTTCAATACCTCTATTAAGTTCGTTTAGACCTCCTTACATCCACATTTATCTCCTGCAAGAACATATTTCCCGTGGTTTTCAATATTAACATCGCAATTCTTATACTCTCCGTAAATACTTCTCTTGCAATCCGTACAATATACCGCCTGTTTAACTTCCTTACGGCATTTTTCAGACAGATTTTTTACGCTTTTTAAATCTTCGTCTGTCATTTCTCTGATTTTCTCAACAGATGTGATGCCTGCTCTTAATAATGTGTTATATGTTCTGACTGATAAATTTAAATCATCAATTTTCATAGTTTTTAACTCCTTTAATGTTCAGTTTTTAACTTTTTCCATTTTTACTTCATGGATTGTTTTTGCCAGTACCTCATACTCACATCTGTTTATATATTCCTGATTGAGCGGCATTGTCATACAAAATGGTTCGCATTCTGATATTGCATCTGTTTTTAATACGTGTGTATTCCATCCAATGACACGATCAATAACTTCCAGCGTTTCTGCATTGATTACATTAAATTCTCCATATTCAGCAACGCAAATATCAGCTGGATTTCCATGTGCTCTTAATCGATCTCCCTCGAATATATCGATTCCGTTCTTGTCCTTTAATCCTGCACATTGTTCAATAATGAATCTCTCCTTATACCTATCCGGATCCTGTATTATATCCAAATAGATTTCACTTTTAACCGGTCTGCTTTTTGGCAGAATTCCTATAAACACCATGCCAGCCGATAGATATTCTTTTCTATCTTTATCCCATACTCTATATTTTGCTTCCATCATTTACCTCCGTTAAAGTTCAGCTTAGTCTTGTTTGAAATGGAAAACCTCTTTGTATTTTTTCTCCTTTTTCCATTCACTTTCAATTTTCATGACTTCTTCAAAAGATAAGTCCGTTAATGTCTCGCCCTCACAATCCTTATGAGGTTGTCTGAAATTACCTACTACCGTATATTTATTTCCCATATTTTTCATTCCTTTCTTGATTAAAGTTCAGTTTAATTCTTCAATGCTTTCTCGCAGTTCCTCATAATAGTTAATCTGATCAGTACAATGATTGTCCAGTATATCAATCATTTCCCTTTTTGCATCTTCTAAGGATTTTGCTTGCATGAAATCCATGCGACCATCAATCACGGACTGCCATCCTGTCCCGTCACCGCAGTAAACAATACTTCCAATAGTGACACTTCCGTAATAAGCGATTATGTTTACTTGTTTTTCCCAATCACTTTGTTCTGGTTCAACCTCTTTCCATTCCATTGTGCACATAGTTTTCCTTTCCTCCAATTCTTCCTGACTGTATTTCCGATAGCTGATTCCGTAATTTGTGAATCCACCGGATTGATATGTTATGCATCGTGACATTTCATACCCCTCTTTCAGTTTAGTTGCTTGAGCCTCGGCTCATACGCCTTTGGCAGATTCATCCATGCAATTACCTTATCAGTGACTGTAAAATATGAATAATCGTCAGGTGAGTAATCACATACCTCATACCAGCCTTGTGGAATCCACCAATTATCATTTTCTTCTATATATTCCCAATCATCTGGAACTCCATCTGGCATATTCCATCCCATGTCTTCTACGGTACAGTGATGGTATGGAATATATACTGCTTTGACTACTCTCCGATAAGTTCCACCTTTCCATCCCTGTTTTTCAATAGTCACAAGTACTTCATCTGAACAGGTTTTATCTTTACATTTTGGTACTGTATTTTTATTCCATTGCGCCATAATTCTACCTCACTTAAATTTTAATATTGTCCATTTTGGTGGATTAAGCTTTTCAGAATACCATCTAATCATATTAGGGTGTCCTATTCTGCTCCAATCTTTATACCATTTATAAAGTGCGTACCATGCCATGTTTTTTTACCTTTAAATTCTAAATTTAAAAGCCAATTATACAATACCCATCTTGCAATCCGAATTGTGGTACGTTTCTAAGCACGTATTTTACGTTTCTTGAAATTTCTCTGCCAGTATAGTGATCTTGGGTATATTCACACAAAATTAAATTGTCACCAGGCTGTATATCATCTTCGTCTTTTCTAATCTCAAAATTCTTTTTCCTTATTTTCACATCTTCGAAATAACAAGAAAGAATCTTTTTCCTAACAGCTTTCATATCTACCTCCACTAAATTCTAATTTAACTGCTTATTCATTGCGCAACGGCATTCTTCCACTGTTCCGATTGCGTGATACTTCTGTATTTCTTCAAGTGCTGCAATTGCCATTTGTAAAGCACAGCTGCATTCGTCAGACTCTACTCTCTGAAAATTTAAAGCATCATTCAAAAAATTGCATTTTTCAATTGCCTCTTTCTCTGTCATCCTCGTACCTCCATTAAATCCTAATTAATCCGCATAAGATAAATCATCTTTGATAAATTCTACAAACTGCTCTTCAAATTCTCCCATCGAAGATATGTCGAATTCATCATCTCCAAGTTCTAAAAAGGCTAATAATTCTGCCTTTAATGTTTCACTGTCCAAATTTGTTAAATAATCCATACTCGTACCTCCATTAAATCCTAATTTAACTGTCCAAAGATTTTCTGATTTCTTCGGATAATTGTGTTTCTCTACCATACAGGTTTTCAATTTCCTCTGCTGCTTTTTCTAATAAATCTTTTATTTTTTTCGGCGTACCAATCGCCCGGTACTGCTGCACCTCTTCAAGCACATTGATTGCCATCTCCTTTGCTTTTACTGGTAAAGCCCCATGTGCTTCAATCATATTTAAAATACTAATTGCGTCCTTCTCGTCCATTTGACACTCCTTTCCAGATTGCATGCTGTCGGCACCATTCCTTGTCTCCCTGTGTACACGGTACATCCGTTCGTGATTCATATCTGCAAAACTCACACGGCACATGCTCCTCACTGAGTAATTTCTTAATATCTGCTTTTGCTACTGCCAGCTCTTTTTTATATTTTTTTGTGTTTTTCCGCATGATCCGTGCCTCCCATCTTCGCTACATACTGTCCGTATGTCATGCCGGCTTTCCTTGTCTTTACCGCTATATCAACGGCTGCTGCATTCGGATTTTCCATATGCACACCGTATTTCCTCTTTTTATCCTTTTCTCTCCATCTACTCTTTTTACACTTATCACTGCAATACAGACGCTTTGATTTCGTAGCGTCAAATTCTTTCCCACAATATTTACATTTCTTTTGCATGATTCCGCCTCACTTATTCAAAACCTTCCGCATGGATGTCTTTTTACTGATGACTTCCAATGTGTCCTTGCTCTCGTATACGACCATCCAGTTTTCTGGTCTTAGTTTGTGTGCAGAAATGATCACTTTCTGTGCTCTTGTCGGTTTACTTGGCTGTTTCATAATTCTCCTTTCTTCCGGAAGCCCCAGCTACGCTTCCGGAAATCCTCTGTTGACAGTTACGTGATATATTATTCAAAAGTTGGAAAATCCCATTTTTTATAGACAAGCCCATCTTCTGACCAGTCCGGATACTGCTGCATAAGATGCTCTTTCATGATCTCTAACATTTCCGGCCGGAGTCCTAAGTTGCCGTTATCCAGCAATCCATGGTGATAGCGGCAGCCAAGCACACCATTTTTCTCAATACCAAGTCCACCCTGGCTTTTATTTATGTAATGCATGATGTCCGGTATCCCTAAAAGCATTTCTGATCTGCACTTGTCCATGTGGTACTGCATTTTACAGAACAGGCACTCATTACCATCCCTTTCTGCGATCAGTTCACAGGTTTCTTTTGGAAAATTGTAGTTGACCTTATTTTTCTTGCTTTTTTTCATCTCTTCACCGCCTGCTGCATCCGCTCGATCTCTTTCTGGTATTTTCTCTTTAACCATGGCTTTGGCATCCGCATCCATACGGACCAGATGAAAAGCCTGATCCTAAACATCATCCTCATCGGCATCTCCTTTGACCAGCTCCTGTAATGTATCTTTTAAATATTCAACACGATCTAATATGGTTGCCAGCATTCCCTGTGGTATCGTATATTCCCAGTCATTTAGAGTTAAGCGGATAGCTTCAACCGTTCTCTTGGCATCCTCAATAATCTGCTTTTCTGTTTTCTTTTCCGGTAAATATTCCGGGTGGTTCATGATGTCGTCCTGTCCCGGTATCTGCTCCTCTGGTACGTTTTCTCCCTGTTCTGATACGCTTTCTTCCGGTTTTGAAACGTTTTCCTGCAAATTTACAACGTTTTTGTTAGTTTTGCTGTCATTTATAACGGATTCTGTTACATTTTCCTCTGTATTTTTCGGATCCGGCTTTGGAATCTCCGGATCAACATCATGAAGTGTCTGCTCTCTTGGCGGCTCCGTTTTTACCGCCTGCTTCACGTCATCCTTCTTTTTGATCGTAGAGATAACTTTGCTCTCTTTTCTTGGTGCAGATTTCGGTTGTACCGGTGCAACTTGCTTTTCTTCCGGTAATTTCTCACCGTATTCCTTTTCCCAGGATTCTCTCCATGTTCCTGCTGCATGGCTGATCTTCCTAAATGCTTTTTCAATATCCTCTTTGCTGTACATTTCGTTCCGGCTCGCATCACGCAGGTTCAAAAGCTTTACTTCATCACTGTTTTCTGTAATCGCAAGCATATGTGCACCTGCTCCCGGAATACGGATCGTGTAGACTGCTTTTTCATTCGGTATGAGGTTCTCAATGAACTGCTTTCCTGTCTCTCCATTCTTAACAGCAGAAGTCCACAGCTTTTCGTATATTTCCGGTGCATCTTTACCGAGCTGATACATGGTCTTTTCAAGGTTTGTATCAAGTGACTGCTGTACGCTGTCCTTTTCTTCCAACATTGTCTCAATATCTGTGATCTTTTTTTCCTCGTCCACATCTTCTTTAAGCTGCTGGATCTCTGACTTGCTCAGATCCGGTGTCAGTACCTCGTTTACTTCATCCGGCAGCGACAGCATGATCGATAATTTGGCATATCCAAATCCCTGATATTCTGCTTTGAGTTCCGGTGCGTATCCGCCCTCGGAGAACTTATCATTGATGTTCATGAATCTGGATACCTGCGTCTTATCGATCCCGTATTCTGCCTTGGCAAATTCTACGACATTCTGATAGCCGGATTCCGCTAAAATTCTGGTATCGCGCGCCACTTTTAACAGATATCCGATACGGACAAATCCCTCCGCGGTCTTTTTTAACTCTGTGTCAAGCTCCTGCTTGTATTCTGCATAATTTCTGTATTCGATCACTTCGTTCATCACATTGCCTCCATAAAATCATTTTCCAGTGCATCCACCAGCAAGGTTCCCTGTAATCTTCCATGCCAGATCAGCTTCTTTTCTTCTCTTAACTGCTTATATCCATCTTTTCTTGCCTTGTCGCTCTTTTCTGCCAGTTTTTTATCTTCTGCCGACAGATTTTTCTTTACCCACTGCTGCCACTTTCTCAAAAACGGAAGTGCATCATCAAGATCTTTATATGCCTCATTCAGCACTGACTTTTTCTGTCTTATATTTCCTCCCGGCTCAATCTCCAGTGTGTACCACGACACATCCGGCTTATCTGTCCTCCGCAGGAATAGCAGATATGTCTCCCTGATATCCATCCGCTGAAAATAAATGTCGCATGTGTGGATGCAGTGTTTTAAAACAATGCCTTCCTCGTAAACGTCCCTAATGCTTTCTGGTGATACGATGCAGTATCTGCCGTCACTGTATTCATATTTTTTCAGTTCCCCTGATTCCAACAGTTTCTTTGCATTTTTGAATTTCTTTTCCTTTTCCCGGATCTCTTTTGCTGAATCCTTAAGTGATATCCTCGCCACCAGTTCATTGTGTGCCACTGTGAGGTCTTTCGGTTTTAAAAGCAGTTCTACCGTGCAGTCCATTTTCATTTTCTGCATCATGTCCACATAATCGCACCAGTCACTCCACAGATAACGCATATTCTCTTTTCTTCCAAGTGATCTTCTGTACTCCTGCTGTTTTCTCAGATAGTTGCAGACTTTGTGTATGGATAGATATTGAAAAGGATTTTTGCGTTTTGTGTCTTCCGGGTAGATGTCTGCCTCGCATAAGGTCCTGATGTCTTCATCCTGGTATATGGTGTTATTTCTCTTTTCTTCCTGCAGCCACTTCAAAATCTTTCCGTCCCCATTTATATCCTTTAGTCTTTTTAACCTCCCCTTATCAATGCAGAGCATCTTTCCAAGTTCATGTGCATTTTCATTTTTCTGTGTTTCTTTGTACGCCCAGTCGCTCAATATATATTTTCCAAGCTCTGTAAGTCCTGCTTTCATGCACATTTCTATCAGCGGTCTCTTTTTCTCCATCACCAGATAACGCCCTACATCCTCTGAACATCCACTTTTTACTGCAATCGGATATGATGACTTTGAAGTTTTGAAAACACTCGAAATATTTCTTGTATATATTCTCGTATCATCTGTTGGTATAAAATCTATATTTATCGCATACCAGCATGTTCTCCGTCTCTTATACTCTCCGTATTCATAGGTTTTGATTTCGTTTTCCCGTACAATCTGTCTGTGTGTCTCTATTTCCCAGAATTTACACTCATTTACATTTTTAGTGTCTGTTACATCCCTTCGCCCTGCTACAAACCTGCGCTGGATAAGTCCATCTTTATACCGCTGGATGCAGGTAAACGCTTTGCCTCTCGTTCTTATGTCGTTTCTTTTTTTTGCGCGTGAGATATAAGTTACAAGTTTATGACATACCGGGCATTTTCCCTGCATATGATGTTTAGGTACTATTTTAAGCGGCACTGTCTTCAGACATGATGTACAGTAACCCGTCTTTGCCCCTGCACCTTTATAGTAGATAAAATTGCTACCCTCAAATCCATTGTGCTGATACCAGTCTCTAAAACCTTTTGGTGGCTCTCCTATCTGTTTCATTACTTCATCCCACTTATCTATCTGCTCATTTATCCTCTTATCTTCCCGTCTTCTTTTACAACTCTGCTGCCATTCCATGATCCCGGCGCTTCCTGCATGCTTGGTTCCAAGCAGTTTTTTTATCGTATATATGCCTCCAGCATTAAAATACATGTATGTATCGTATTTTCTGTTATACCAGTAACCTTCTTCCAGATTATCGATCATTGCTTTACGCCACTTATACGTTCCGTCTTCCTGTCTCTCTCTTGTGGTATAGCTTTCTCCCTCATAATTGATGAAAATATCCCATTTTGGTTTCAAGATATCCTTCTCGATATCCTCTCTCGTGCAGATTGAGACTTTTAATATTCCATCTAACTGCTGACATCTTGCAGCTACCCAATACTTGTATTCATGTACTTTTTTAGACCAATCTTTCTTTTCGCCCGGCATTTTCAATGCGTCTATCATGCTCTTTGTCGCGTTCAGTGTCCGGAGCTTTTCCAGTTCTTTTTTATTCATTCTGCCACCTTCCCATCTACGCCATAAAATACATTTTCTTCAATTCCGTCCGTTCCCACCTCAAATACTCCGGCGTCTGTTATCTCTCCATTACTGTCTTCTTTGGCAATGTAAAGCATATCGCCCTTCTTTCCCTTTGCCTTTGGGTGTTTTCCTCTTACGAGCACATGACCTGTCCCTGCCGCATTTCCATTGTCTTTTCTTACAACTGAATCATCTTCTGCTTTTGGATGCTGCGACATCCAGATAAGTCCTCTCGTGTACATCTCTGCTTTTGATATCTCTCTCAACAGAGTGATCTCCGGTGCTGATATCCTGCTGTTAACACCATCCTCGTCAATGTTTCCTCCAAGTTCTACCAGAAAATAACGGTCATCCGGCTTATCATAATAACTCAATACTCCCAGTGGGTTATCTGTTGCGTGGAATCCGTCCCGTCCGCAGTGTGCACTTTCTTCTGTATACTTCACTCCCTGCTTATACTGGAATGTTCCTTTTCCCATTGTGCAGGTGAGATCACTATGAAATCCTTTATAAGCAAGCATCTTTTTATTCTCCTAAGTAATATTTTCTGGCTATATCTCTTACCTGTGCCCTGTTTGGTATGCCAAGGTAAAGCGGACCTCTGAAATTTTCCAGCTTTCCATTATGATTTACTTTTGTAATCTTAATGATTTCATCATTTACCTGTACCTTGTTCTCAAAAGCAAACTGTATCAGCTTCGCCATGCATTCTTTTAAACTTTTATCCTTTTTTCTGACTGCTGCACATAAAGCTTCATTTTCTACACATTCTTCTGCCACAGTATCTTTCCAGTCTTCCATGATGCCTGCAATCTTCAATTCTTCACTTTCCACCTTTAATTTCCCGATTGCTGCCATCTGCTTGCTCGCCAATTCTTCCACGTCTCCTGCTGCATAATCCTCTGCATCATACTCACTCAGACCATTTTCCACTGCCAGAACCTTAAGGCTCTCAATATCTCCCTCTGCTTTCAGTCCTTCTGCGGTTGCATTTAATTCTTCTGCGGAGTCAAATTCTCCAAATCTTTCAAATAATGCCATAATTTATCTCTCCTTCATCTTGATCTCTTGCCACAAACTCTCGGTATAAGCGTTTCTTTGGTTTAATAAAATTCTGACCAGATTTCCCTGCATGAGCCTGTCCAGTTCCTGCCACTTATCCCGGTTTTTTATCTCGTGACCGTCCGACCTCGTCCAGTCGTTCTGTTTCCAGCGTTTTACATACTCTGCATCCTCATATCCGTTGTAGAGGTACTTGGATTCCGTGTAGATGGTCAGTATACATTTTTCCCGCATCCGGTGTAGTGCCATGATCAGAGCTTCCAGTGTCGAACAGTTCTCATTTTGCTGTTGCACCGGTACAACTTCCTTGATTACCGCCGGGTACTTGCTGTTTTCTTTGTAATATTCCAGCGCATATCCTATATGTCCGTCCTGCTGCCATCTGCCCCTGATCCCGGTCACTATGTAAATGCTCACTTCTTTCATCCGCTGTCGCCTCTTTCCAATGGTTTTATTCTTATCTCCGTGTAACGCAGATAAGATAAGCCTGTGTATTTATTAACTCCGCACACCACGCTTTCCGGATCGATGTAATATCCCGGTGTCGGCTCTGGTCCATTTTTTATGATTTTTCTGACCGTCCATCTGTAGTACTTTTTTCGTTCCGGTTCTTTTGTGACCAGATTTTTTGAACATGAATATGTGGAACACTCTTTTTTCTCCTCCGGTGTAAATAGTGATAGCTGCTCGTTTCCATCCTCGTTTTCGTCTGGCAGTGGTTTTGTAATATAATTTGCCAGACGACGGAAATCTCCATCCTCATACAATGGTGTGAAATTCACATATCCGTGTTTCTTCCAGTACCTCTGGATCAGTTCATCTGTTGCCGGCTCTCCGCGTATCTTATTCACTACAATGTGTATATGTATTCCGCCTTTTTTTCCTATCTCGATACGCATGATCCATAAAAGCTGATTCCCCCTCTTTTTGTACGCCCTTCTCATGTTCTGCCAGAAATTAGTCATTATCTTTTTTATCTTCTGCAATGACATTCTTGTGCCCTCTGGGAAAGTCAGTGTTGTCCAGAGATCTCCTTCGTAGAAATTCCATCTGATCTTTCTCCACACTTCTCTCTCTTTCTTCCACTGGTTCTGTTTTTTAATCTGCTCCGGAGTGGCTTTCTTCTTTTTCTGTCTCTTCTCTCCCTTCGCTCCGTATTTTCCCTCCCATTTATACTCAATGTCATTGCTGTTTAAAAACTCGTATGTGTCCTTCCAATACATGTCTACCTCTAAATGTTTCTAAGTTTAATATACTTATATTGTTAAATAGACCGGGTGAAAATCCCCGTTTTCCTTGCATTTTCAGGCTTTTTGTGGTAATATAATTACAGAGTTTATGCGTGAAAACAAAACTCCTGCGATTAAGAAATGGCCGTTTCTTAATCGCTTTTTCTTTTTACCAATGCCATGACATCCTCATACGTCATACGCTGCATGTCAAAGCCTCTCCTGATGCACTCAAACCCTGCCCTGATACATTTTTCTTCGCTGAACAGTCCTTCTATCGGTTCGTCTCCCTGCCTGTCTCCGAAAAGCTCTGTGCGCTCTTTCTCCGGCAGCCGTATGAACACTGCGACTATCCCTGCCCTTTCCCTTGTCAGCTTTGCTTCTGCATATTCCTTTTTTCTGTAATGATGCTGGAATATGTCAGCCTGCAGGATCAGCTTTCTTTTTAGGTCTGCATCCTGTATCATCTGGTCCACCTGCTTTCCTGAATGCTTCCTTCACTTTTTTCTCGTTGAACATCTCTAAGAGCCTGTCCAATGCTTCCCTGTCCATCTCAATGAACCCAGCAACGAACACTGTGTTTATGTATGTCCACTTTGCCTTGCAGTAATTGCCTGCTGCCATCTCCTGCTCGAATCTGTTCGGCTGTTTGAAGATCTTTTCCACAACCTCAGTCACGGTCAGCATAGAACACCTCCGTTCTCATAAGGTATTTAAAACCATATAATCGTTCTGTATTAAATTCTTTCTCCACTTCTTTATACATGGTCAGATATTCTTCGTCTGTGATTACTTTCATGCCATTCATCAGCACAAGCATTCCTGTTAATTTGTGCCGGTATTCCTCGGTATATTCTGCCTTGATCTGAGCAGCAACCTTTATTTCGCTTAAACATTTGAGGAAAATAGCGAACCATGTTCTATATTCCGCTATCATTTTTTCTTTCATACTCAATCCTCATACTCTCTGAATCTCGGTTTGAAGCCCCAGCAAAACATTAACAGTCCGACGACCGCACTTATCAGAAGTCCTGCTGTTCCGCACACTGCAAATGCTATCAGTCCAATCCAACCAATCAAGTCTCGCATGTCTCTTCCCCTTTCCATACATAGCCTGTATATTCCCAAAAAAGTTTTGGAGATATGTATGGATTACACCTTGTCCCATTTCTTGGACACGATCCGATTGGAAGCCATCCTTGTTCAATTCCTTCTCTTACATAGGTCTCTGATTTTCCCATTACCTTTGCAGCAACACTTGTTGGTACACCGCCGATTCCAAACTCTGGCACCTGCATATTAGAAACCAGTTCTCTAGCGATTTTTTCTACGGTTGCATTTTCTATAGTTTTGTTTTCCATAAATTCTTCCAGATTCATGATTTATTTTTTCTCCTTTCAAGCGGTGACAATTTGTCGCCATTTCATTACTGCTGTACCTGCAATTTTTTCTCGTCTTCCTGCTTCTGGTGTGCGATCGCCATTCCTTCGCCAAGACCTAACAGATAACTCTTGTCGCTCTCTGCCAGCTTCGGGATCAGCTTTCCAAAAGTTTCTAAGATCTGTTTTTCTTTCTCTGACATATGTGTCACCTCTTTTCTCTTTCCTTTATATGTGGTACGCTCTCCTTACAGGACGTTGCACCGTCCGAGTATCTGCGAAAGGAGATTTTCTATGACTGTAGATTTAGATTCCACTGATATTATGTTTATCTATGGAACATTCAAAAAGAAGCTTGCCGAACTTGACGTAATAGCTTCTCGCCCAGACTGTCCTTTTGATAAGCAATCCATTGATCAGCAGAAAAAATTATATTTATCTGTTACAGATAAGCTTGGTCAGCAGGTTCCAAATTTACTAAAGATGGATAATTATCTCTAATCAGAAGCCTTTGTCTCTTCAAAGGCTTCTTTCCATCTTTCCATTTCTGCCAATGGCGGTTTAAACTTCTCAATTGTTATTACAAAAATGTCCTTTCCGATTAAAACTCCCCTTGTGTAGAAGTCTTTTCCTTTCAATATTGCTTTAATTAAAATTTTCCAAAACATATTTCACTTCGCTTTCTCCTTTCTGTTTGCTTGATTTGTTGTTGATAGCACAATAATATGTCTTGTTAACACATTTGTCAATACATTTTTGTTGTTTTTAGCACTTTTTGTTGCTTATAGCACTTTTTATGTTGACTTTTTTATTTGTACGTGCATATAATTGAGAAAAAAGAAAGGAGGAGTGCTTAATGAATGATCGTTTAAAGAAATTAAGAAAAGCCTTAGATCTTACTCAGCAAGAGTTTGCTGACCGAATTGGTGTCAAAAGAAATTCGTTAGCTAATTATGAGACTGGGCGAAATACTCCGATTGACGCGATTATCGTATCTATCTGTCGAGAATTTAATGTTAATGAGGAATGGCTTCGTACCGGAGCAGGTGATATGTTTCTTCCAGTCGATCGTAATACAGATCTTGCCAGACTGACCAAGCTTTTATTAAATGAAGAAAATGATTCATTTAAAAACCGTTTTGTCTCCATGTTGGCAAATTTAACTGTGGAAGAATGGGAGTTCTTAGAGCGTAAGGCAAAAGAGCTTGCCGGAATTGATGATAAAAATAAGGACTAGGCATCATTCCTAGTCCTCGTTTTTCAAAAGAGTTTTCAAAAGTGTATAAATATAATTAAGATATGTCTCATTATCCATTGTATTTACCATTTTAATAATTTCCTCTTTTGTTTTGTCCATCGCCCCGCCCCCCTTTGTTTCAACATATCATATTTTTTATGAATTACAATAACTGGCGACACGATTTCCGTGATTGCGGAAATCTACACAGATTTACTGATTTTATAAATAATAGATGTTATGATTTATTTATATTCGCTGTCAAAAAGGTCTGTGATTTTTACATCAAGAGCTTTTGCGATTGCTTCCAGTTGATACAGGGTTGGCGATATTTTTTCATTCTCAATATCATTAAGTGTTGTTTTGCTTATCTTAGACATCTGCTCTAACTGTTTTAATGTGATATTCTTCTCTGCTCTAGCTTGCCATGTTTTTACTTTCATCACATTATTTTAGCAAAATGTATTACTTATTTTTATTGGGATATTCTGGAAATAAATTTTATATATAATGCTTCCATGTTATAATTTCTATTACAAATATCGGATTAGGGGGCTTATGTATGAAAAAAACAATACCACTTTTTACACTATTAATTATCATAGCTTTTTCTTCGATGGTATATGCTCATCCAGGAAAAACAGATGAAAATGGTGGACATTACGACCGATCAACTGGAGAATATCATTATCACCATGGTTACCCGGCACATCAACATGCTGGCGGTGTATGTCCATATGATTTTGATGATAATACCAAACATTCTGAAAGTAAATCTGTTTCAGATGTCTCTGTATCACCAGACACTCCAATACTCAGTTTTCTCTCAGAATATAATATTTTTGCTGTAATTTCCATTGGTTTTATATGTTGTTTTACCATTTGTGTATTTATTTATTATATTTTTACATCTAATCATCCTTCTACAAATAACGATGTCTCAGAAGAAAACTCTTCTAAGAGTCATAAGATTTTATCATTTATTTTTTTGACATTATACTTAGAATATAATATTCTTGTCCTTATATATGACTGGATGGCAGATGTTGTTTTTAAAGTTCTTGCTATAGGTGGTATTCTTGCTCTTTTATCAATGGTTGTTTGGTTATTAGAATTTTTTCCTGTATTCACTAAGAAATTTATACAAAAGATATCACATTCTTTTGCCTATGCAGGATATGCAATTTTATTCTTATCAATTATACCTATTCTACTAGCATCTTTTTTAAATAGATAAAAATACCGCTCTCAGTACTGAAATGCTAAGAGCAACTACACAGAACAATGATTAGTTGCACCAGTGCAACTTTATGTTAATACTATTTTCAGTTGGTGACAATTTGTCACCATCTAAAAATGCCCCCGGCACTATAAATACCGGAGGCACAAGCTTTGGAATGATCCAATAGCCCTAGCAAGCATATTGTATCATTCGAAGGCAGCTACCGCAAGCGTTTATCTGCGCTGGCTGTTATTTTTTATACTCAAAATAGAAAGGATTGATACAATGAGACTGCCAAATGGTTATGGAAGCGTTACAAAGCTTTCCGGAAAAAGAAGAAATCCTTATGTCGTCCGCATTAGTGGCGCTCCTGAATGGGATGATGAAAAACAAGATTTTGTGCGGAAGCGCATGATTCTTGGGTACTATAAAGACCGTAAGTCTGCTTTACAGGCATTGTCTGATTATAATGACTCACCCTATTCTCTCAGCGACAATAACTCTACGTTTTCGGATCTGTGGGAGGAATGGAAGAAAACAAATTATCCCAAACTGTCTGCTTCCTCTGTGACCAGTAAGGAATGTGCTTACAGATATTGTAAAGCAATTTCCAATTTCCGTATTCGTGATATTACAATTGATATGCTTGATCACGTGATTGCTGAATGCACTAAGTCCTCTTCCACAAAGAAAAATATCCGCACTGTAATGTCTGCAGTCTTTCAGCTTGCATTACGTAAAAATCTTGTGCTTAAAGATTTATCACTGCAAGTTAAAATTGAATCATCAGAGCCAACTTTTGAGCGAATTGTATACTCTTCAAAAGAGATTTCCATACTCTGGGCGAATCAGTCAAAATGGCAGGTGCGCATCCTGTTAGTATTGCTTTATACCGGTATGCGTGTAAACGAATTTTTAAAGAATGACCTATGCAATGTCGATCTGGAAAATAAGACTATTTATGTTCCAAAAGAACTTGCAAAAAACAGATCCTCTATCCGGACAATTCCTATTCATGAGAAAATTCTCCCAATTATAAAGGATTTTTATGATACTGCTGCCCGGTTTGGCAAAGATAAGATTGCGATAAATAATAACGGTACGGTGATCACCTATAACAATTTTGTATCCAGAGAGCTTCCTAAAATAAATGAACTTACCGGCACTATCCACCGATTTCACGATACCAGGCATACTTTTGTCACTCGCGCTACCGAATTAAATTTAAAAGAAGTTGTCCTCCAGAAGATTATCGGACATGAAGCAGATAATACTATGCGTAAGGTATACACTCACATTTCAACTGAAGAAATGTCCTCTGAAATCAATAAATTATTCTACTGATTTGTTACCAATACGTTACCAGTGTGTTACCAATAGCATAATTTTCCAGCTTCTTAAGTAAAATTGCACAAAAAGAAAAACCCCGGAAATACAAGCTTCCGGGGCTGTCTGTTATTAATTGTTATTAAAAACTGCTTATCCGCATTAAACACGTGATAAGTATTCACCTGTACGTGTATCAATCTTGATCACATCATCCTGCTCAACGA